CTGGAGTTAACTGAACTTTAATTCCTTCGAAAGAAAGTGCATTACCCATATTATACCATTGTGAACCTTTGCTATCAGTACCAGCAGCACCAAGACCTTGCGCTCCGAATCCACCTAGTGAACGGATGTAAGCTTGGTAAGCACCAGTGGGAACGTAGATAGTCAAATCTTCTTTGCCATATACAGCAGAAGGAATAGAATCAACTACATTTCCAAGTAGAGATGCGATATTGCCTGATGTGAAAGAAGTTTCAGAATCATTAGCAGCATCGTTAACATCACCATCAGCAGCCATAAGAACTGTAAGACCGTCAAACTCACCAGCGTTGGCATTTACACCAGCCCAGATGTTTTGCTCAGTTTTCTCAGCAACTTTAGCCGAAACGTGCCCTAAGATAAAGTCAGAAAATGATGTAGGTAGCTTGTCAAATGCAGAATATCCCATTTTTACAGCTTCCCAATCAGCTCTGAAGTCTTTCTTACATAGCTCAAGGTTTACTTGGAACTCTTCTGGCTGAAGAATACGCTCTGTCAATGTAAGCGCATCAGCAGTTGCAGTAAAGTCGCAAGTACCATCAGCGATAAAGTTAGTTGAAGCAACTTTCTTTACCACCTCTTTATATTTAACATTAGGCTTAACGGTGATTGCACCATCGGCTAATGTCTTACCGCTTAAAAGCGCAGCAGAGATATATTTCCCTGCAAACTCTCCAGCGTAAGTAGAAGTAATAGTGTCAACAGAACCATTACCAGCGTATAGATTTACTTTTTTATTACTCATTGTTATATTAGTTTAGAAAATACTCGGTCAAGTGTATTAGCAGGGCGATTCTGACCGAATTTAATCACCTCTTTGTTTTCAGTTTTCTCAGAAGGAGTATGTGCGATTGGCTCGGCTGCTGGTTCAGCAGATAGCTTTTCAACTTGAGACGAAAGCTCAGCCTTTTCTTGCTCAACTTTATCATACTCAACCATCATATCCTCTTTAATAGACTTAATCATATCTTCAAGTTCTGCGATTTTAGAATCGAAGTCCTGTTTAGATACGTAATCTTCCTCTAGCTCTTCTGCCTCATCTTCTTCGGCTTCTGGAGCTTCTTCTTCTTCGGATTCCTCAGCCAACTCAACCTCTTCAGTTGATTCAGCATCAAGAGCAGCATCTACTTCTTCAGTAGCAGCTTCCTCAACAGAATCTTCAGACAATGCAACTTCCTCTACTTTTGGAGTTTCAGTAACTTCTTCGGCTGCAACTTCAATGTTTTCAACCTCTTTAGTTTCTGGCTCGTTAATAGCAGAGAGCTTTTGCATAATATCATTTAGAATGTTTGTAGCTTTACTCTCCATATTATGTTAATTAACAGTTATAGTTATAGATAAATAACAAGTATTAAACAACCTGTTAGATTTTCAGGCACTTATTTTTCCTATCCCCTGACTTCTAAGAGTGCCATCACAGCATCTCCTAGCATAAGTCTTTCCATTCTTGCATAAACAACCTCTCTTTGAGTTTGTCGGCACTTGTTGTCCTACCGTTTCTTTACTTTTCATTTCTTACTTGATTTAGGGTGTTTCTTTGGCAATAAGTCGTAGTCAGTAGTATATTTAGCGTTTTGTGGTCTACCGTTCTTTAAAAGGTATATATAGGCGTTTACTCTAGCTTGCGCCCATTGTTCTGCTGACTTTACATTAGGACTGTGAGATGTCTGGAAAGCACCAACTCCTCGCTGATACACAGACTTCAGTTGTCCAACAGTAGTTCCATATCCCTTTTTAGATTTATACTTCTCGTTAAAGTCATTAGCTTTCTTCTGTAACGACTTTAGCACTCTGTCGGGTACAGTAACTCCCCTTGACTTCCCAGCAGCACCCTTTGGATTGCGATTGCTTCCTCGTTTTGGATTAGGATTTGGAGTATCGGAATTTGGAGCTTTCTTGCTTCGTTTAATTCTTCCCTTGTCATCATATTCAGCTAATTTATGTTCCTTGCAAGGCATATACCAATCCTTACCCTCAACATTGTGTATGTGAAAACCCTCGCATCCAATGTCCTTTGCGATTCTTAACGCTTCTTCTTTTGTGTCGTATGCAAGTCTACCGTCTATTTCTTTAGAGGATAAATCAAGCTTGGATTCGTTTGAGTTAATCTCATCTAGCTTACCTTCTGCCCAGCGAATACCTTCTTCGCCTCCCCAAGCATCCCAGAGCAATCCTCCACAACCTTTGTTGTATGGTTCGCCCTTTTTCTTCTCAAATCTATTGTAAGATGCCATTTCTGATATAAGACATCTTGATAGTGGTTTGCCAGCAGAGATTAGTTGGGCAAATTGCCAAGCTTGTGGTGTTCCGCATCTCGGTTTATTGCTGTCATAGTATGCTAGAGCCCTTTTAGCGTTCTTTTTAGCTGCATCTGGGTAGTCAGAGTATGTTTTGTCGTATAAACCTAATTCAAGCTCTTCAGACAGCTCTGTGCAGTCGCAGGATAGGTCTAACTCACCTAATTCCCTTAACTTACCTCTACTCCAAGCTAAACCAGCCTTACCGCCCCATAATAGGTATGAAATTGTGCCACAAGCCTTAGAATCGCCTGCATCGTAGTATGTTTCAGCTCTTGATAGGTAAGAATACATCCTCTTAATTGTTGACACACTGAGTTTTTCACCTCTACTGAGCTGCTGGGCTCTTATTTTCCCCACAGAGGTGGCGCAACGGTTATTTACCTTTTTGTTTAGCTCAATACCTCTCTTGGCATTATTTCTAACGCCACTTCCGTAGTCTCCGTATGTCTTTAGGTTTAGTTTTCCAGCTTCAATGCTATCGGCAATCTCCAAAAGTATTTCAGCAGCATCATTCTCTTTCTGAATCATTGACATAGCAACCTTATCAGTAAAGTAACCCTCTATTGAGAACCCTTTTACCTTGCCTGTCTTAACGTAGTCCTTCCAAACTTCTTCATTGTTTACTTTCATTGACACCATCCAAGTACCAACAGGCATCTTTAGTCCGTACTTACGAGATTTGTCGTACTGCTCATCTTCTATTATCCAAGACTCCACAACCGACATTCCTGATAGCTGTGCCTGATGCTCAAGAGTTGACCTGTTTTGGTTTCCCTTCATTAGGAACAGTTCAGATGCTCTTCTTACCGTATCTTCAGAGAAGTATATATAATACTCATCCTCTTTGTCTCTCCTGTATATTTTCTTATTAGGTATAAGTGCAGCACCCATAAGAATACGCTTATCCTTATCAACGTCAGCAAGCTCAACTTTTATTTCCTCTTTTAGAGCTACAAAGTTTTCTTCTATTGCAGGTTGTTCTACAATTGATATGGCATCAATGCCAGAGAACTCTCCCTCTTCGTCTATAAATAATTCTATTACCTTCATACTATTGAATTAACCGAATGATGCGGTATTTGTTATATTTCTATCTAATTCTTGTTGTGTTGAAATGTCTTTTCCTACTACAAATGCTTTTACTGGTTTTGCCTGTTGTTCAGCAACGGTTTGTGCTAATTGCGATGTTTGAGATGCGCCAACAACATTAAAATCTGGTGCTTGTATTACATTTCCACCACCACCAAGTCCACCAGAAGAAGGGTCTTTTCCTGGAATTTTAACAGCCATTATGTCTTTAACTTGTTTAAAACCCATTGCAAGTGTAGCTGCTGCTTGCGCTATATTCCAAGCTCCATAAGGTTTAGCACCAAGTGCGGCAGTAAACGCTTCTTTAGTGTTCATTATAGCCATTGCAATAGATGCTGCTTTACCAACAGTAGAACCCTCTCCAGCAACAGTTACAATAGCCTGACCAACTTGATTTGCTATTCCTATCTTTGCATCTTTTTCCGCTTCCGCTAACGCTATTTTTGCTTCCGAGTTTGATGCTTCTGCATTTAATATTTGCTGGTCTATTTCAAGTGTACTCTGTCCTTCTGCAATTCTAGCGTCTCTTATACTATTAAGATTAGCCATTTCACTACTAAATCTAGTTGCTTCAATTTCTTTAGCAACCTCTACCCTATCTATTTCGGAATCTGTATATGATGACAAAAATGATTCTTGAGCTGCAAGTCTATCTTCATTACCCTTTTGAAGTGCCTTACCAAATCCAGCCAAATCCTGCAACTCTTCTTCTTCAAGAAACCTGTTGATGATATTGTCATAAGAATCTCCTATCCTTATAGCTGCGTTTGAAAACGACTCCGCACTTTGTTGCATAGCTTGTGCGGTTTTGGCAATAGCGTCTTGTTTTGCTCTCTCAAACTCTATTGTTATTGTTTTCTTTTCAGCCTCACTTTTTGCCTGTTCTAATTTAGAATCCTTTTGTAATTGCAGGTCTTTTATATAGTCATCCCTTCTCTGCTTCTCTTTCTCAACAAACTTTTGTTGTTGTATATCTAATTCATCTAAAGCAAGCTGTTTTTGTAGTTCTAATTTTTCAAATGCAGTTAACTGCTCATCTTTTAGGTCTTTTTTTCTAGCTTTCTCAATGAATTTGTCATAATCAGTTCTAGCTGACCTCAAGTTCCTAAACCTTACTTTAGCTTTACCGCCACCGCCACCTCCAGGACCTGCGTCATCCTCAATATCGGTAAACTCAATAAGCGTATCTATGTTTTTCTGCGCTTCTTCAACCTCTTTGTTTCTAGCCCTAATTAGTCGTAGGATTTGTTTTTCCTCTGATGTAAATGTCTTGGTGAGTGCCTTTTCTCTTGCTCTTCCCTTTTGAGTATTTTCTTCTTTAAACTTCTCATATTTAGCCTCAAGCTTCTGTAAGTCTTCTGTGCTTTTACCAAAATCCTCTCTTGCTTTTATGCGTAAGTCTGTCTCGGCTTGTACCTGTTTAGCAGCCTCTTCATCAATCTTATTCTGCGCTGCCCTTGCCATAGCAAGTTTAACGATTGACTCTCTATATATATCGTTTTCTTCTCTCGCTTCTTTTGTTCCTTTAGCAACATCATCAAGAGTTAAGCCAGCATCATCAAGTTGTTTTATATAATCAGGAAATTCTTTCTTTAATGAATTTATTGCATCTTGTTGTTCCTGTTGTGATTTGCTGCTATCCTGAAGTGTTTTTGTATATGTTTCAAATTTACCAGCAGTTCCCGTTACCTCTTTTGAAGCATCTTTAAATACATCTGATAGCTTCATTGTTTGTCCTATAAGGCGCATAAACATATCCATCAGTTTCGGACCGAATGAGATTAAAAGCTGAACCCCAATAAGAAGCCCACCAGTACCCATAATAGATTTACCCAACTCCCTAAAAGATTCACCAACGCTTCCCTGTGTTTTTACGAATGAACTAAACAATGTTACAACCTGCGACAAGTTGTTTGCTATCGCCGTAAAACCATAACTAGCATCAGAAGCTAAACGACCTGTTTCGAGTAAGATTGCGTTGTTAAGACCAGACTGTGTTCTGCCTTGTTTAGTTGCTTGTGCTGCGGTATTAGCTGCTTTCGCTTGAAGTGTTAGTGCTTGGTCTACTTCTTTGGCTGATAAAGCTAATTGCTTATCTGCAATTATTTTTTCCTTTTCAGCATCAGTAAGGCTGTGAAAGTTGTCTTTAGTAACCTTTAATTGCTTCTGGGTGTTGGCAGCCTCCCTATCGTTAATCTTTATTGATATGAGTATCTTTTGTTCAGCCATTCTTGTATGCTTTAGATTGTTTCACTCTTTCTACTTGCTTCTTTACATCATCCCAATTAGCGCATCCCTTATACATTCCTTTGGCAATATCTATATTGTGAGATATGCCATACCAGTCGGATACTTGCAATAAATCTATAATCTGTTTTATCATAATACGTTTAATAATTCTAATTTAGATTCGCCTGTTTTAAGGTTGGTGTTTATTGAGTTTATAGTAAACACTTTGTCTCCAATCTGAAACCTATCATTTAACTCATAGTTAAGTAATATACTAGATGGCAAATGTGCTGTTAGTTTGAATATCCTCTTTTTAGCATCAAAAACATCTTCGATATATGTTTGATAGAATTTACTGAACAATGAGTTTGTTGTTCCCCCATAATTAGTTAAGTTCCACTCATCCTCTTCATCATCAAAGTTTATGGTAAAGTCTGGAGGTGTTGATGTGCTTCCACTTTCGACTGTGTTGGATGGTTTCCAATACGAAACGAGTGGCTGATGAGATGTGCCATTCCAATTTAATCTACCGTCTCCCGAAAGTCCAGTTATCTTGATGCAGTAAAAAATAGCTGGAGACATCAAAACGGAATCGTAATTACCAGTTTTAGGCGTTGAGCTTGCATCTGGCTTAAAGTTGTCTCCCGCCGAATATCCCCATTGAAAATTAGTTTTACCATTTGAAAATGCGCTGCTTGGGTTTACATCAAATATCCTTTCAAACTTAAAGTGTTCAAATTTGGATTCAACCTTATATGGCTTGCCTCTGTCTACGTTTTGCGGTTTGTATACGGCATCACCAAAAACCTCATTAAAAGCCTCTTTATGCTGAAGCATTAGTAGTGTCTTTGGCTCTTCGTTCTTAAATTCTATTTCACTAAATGGTATTGTTGATTTAACATCAAATTCAGATGAGTCAACGTATTTAGTTATGTTAAATATACTTGGGCTATCACTATAATATTCGTCTAACGGTAAAACCCTTATCTTGCCATAATCAGCATCACCCCTGTCTTGTACATAGTAGGCAGTCAGATTAAACGTCTTAAATATGCTTGTTATGAAATCTAATATCTTCATTTTAGGCATCCTTTCTGTGGGCTTAACTAAACCACTTGCTGTCGCTGTAATATTGTCTGGAACGAAAGTTCCGTCTTTAGTTGTGCCATTAGTCTTGAATTGCCTTACTCTTAAACTAAATTCAGACTGAAACCCACCTTCAGATGTTACTATGAATTTAAGACCATAAAGTACCTCACTAGTTGTACTTCTGGTTACGCTAAATGTGTTATCTCCAGTTACATTTTCCGCATTTAATAGGATAGCGTTATTATCAAGCGTATCTATTATTTTTATAGAGTAAACTCCTGAAGTTGTATTTATTGTACTTAAATCTACTGTCCAGCTATAATAAATTCTTGGTTTAAGCCCAAAAGAAAAACTGTTTGTGGTAAGCAAAGAGTCTGTGTCTGCGCCAGAAGCGGAAAAGTTAAATTTAGACGGAGGCGAACCTGCAGGGTTGTAATAAAAAGTGTCTAGTTGGTCTCCAGATGAATAAGAAAAGTTCTTTAGTGTTGTCTCTATTGACTGACCGCCCTCACCACCAATACGACCCTTTTCTCTACTTAACCACATATAAAGCCCTCTATTTGTGGTTGTGCCATCACCAATAAAAACCTCCGAATCAAAGAAGTCTCTTGTAAATCTTATATCTGGATATTTGTCTTCAATAGCCTCAATAACATATATCAGCCTTAATGCTGGTTTTAAATCCTCGAATCTTAATGCAGCATCTTCACTATGGGAATTATTATGATAATACAAGTTACCAGCTAATGTATCGTCATTATGACCCTCTGGGTTTCTTGTATCCATATAAAGCCTCTTTGTGTGAGTTAATAATGGAACGACTATTGGGTCATATTTAACTACGCTGTTGACCGTTTGATTTAGATTACCTGTAAGTCTTGTCTTGGTGTTTGGACTCGTATATTCATATTCAAAATTATCAAGCCAAGTAAGAGACTCAAGCTCATCATCTCCAAGTATGTCTGGTAAATTTACTGTGTTGCCAAAGAATGTTAACCTATAAGACTCTGCCTTATTGTCTTTCATTTTTACACCGTTCAGAAATACCTTCCCCTCCCTAAATGGTATATAGTTTATTTCTAAAACAGCATCTACTTTTTTTCTAGCATCAAACGCACCGTCTGTTATAAAGTAGTTATAAAAGTGCCTAAATATTTTATTGTTCTTTTTAGATGCTGGAATCGTAAATGATTGCGAGAAGTCGGTAAATACTTTAGATATATCCCTTATGTCTTGTATTTTAGACGTAACAGATATGGTTTCATCTTCAAACAAGTCTACCGCCTGATAAACATTATCGGCATCTTTTATGTAAAGTACAACTTTATTCATTATCGAATAGTGTTTATTTTATCTGCTGCAACATCAAACTGCATAGTGTATTGTACCAACCTATCATTAACCCTTGTCTTTAATTGCAAAGAATTACTCTTTAGTTTTAGTGGCACAATTTTCTCTTCGTCTGTAAGTCTCGTCATCCATATTTGCTCGGAAAGCATAAGCTGTTTTATATGCTCGTTACAAGACTCATCAATGTAATCTGTATTTAACGTTACGCTTTCTTTGCTAACTAAATTTAAGGTTCTCTGCTGGTGAGCTGTTTGGTCGTAAGATAAGCTTGTAAAGTCAAACACAGAAGCCTTGTAGTCTTGACTTGTTATATTTATTGACTCATTACTTCTTCTTGTAAAATACAGGTCTTGTAGTGCGCCATACTTGTTTACAAAGGTAACTCTTATTGGCTCATACTTTGAGCAGTCGAATGTTTTTACTTTTAGTATTTTGGTTTCGTAATTATATACGGTATCGCCATCTTCGTTTACTTCACTACCAGTGGTATAGTTTACATAAACTTCATCAACCGCACCTATATCAAATGATTCTTCAAATGCCTCGAGTAATGTGTTGTCCTCAAAAACACCGCCAGCTTCTAATACCCTTTCTTTGTAGCTGTCCGCTTCTGAATTGCTATCAGATGCTATGTATTGAATTGTTTCAGATGTTGTTGGGTTTGCTGGGTCTGCGTAATCAATTAGTTTTGAGTAAACAGTTTCTCCGTTTAGCAAAAAGGAAACGCTATTTGTTGTTTCTGTGCTAACTGGAATGTTTACGCTTCTGTCATTAACCCTGTATATAGTTCCTTCAGACATCATCAGTCCTTCGTCAAAGTCTGGGTTTGCCCCTTCCTCAAAGTAACCGTAACCTTCTGTGGCTATAAATTGACCTGAAACACTTGGAGTTATTGTTGGAGATGTGATTGTTCCCCCAATTTCGTTTGTTGCTGTTATTACTGGATTTACCCAAACGGTATAGCTGTCGTACTCTCCGTCATACTTGGTTTCAATGTAATCTCTAACAAGCTCGCTTATTTCAAAGACAATAATATTGTTACCCTCAAGCTCCGACTTCTCTATTGTATATTTGAGGTCAGTAGCAAGGTTGGTTGTGTTTTTTGTTCCCTCATAAATATATAGTTCTAATTTAGCTGTGTCTAGCGTAGAATCTGACACCTTTATGAAAAACGGACTTCTTGTGTTTATTAGTTTTGCCATTTATTTTGTCTTTAAAACGTATGTGTCTCCCTGTTTTGTATAGCCGACACTTTTTAGTATTTCCTCTAATTTATTTTCAACATCTTCTTTGAGTGGTGCGTTCATTCCATCTAGTATCTCTTCAAAGCCTCTTTCTACAACTTCTTTTATATAGTTCGTTGGTGCGATACCATCAGCTCTTATGGAATCGCCTATTTTATACGCAACGCTTCTTAGGTTGGCTGGAGTTCTATCTAGTTCTTTGCCTGTCTTAAAGTCTCTAAGTGTAACTGGCTTTGTTTGCAACCAATTTATTATAGCTTGTGGCGGAGGTGAGAACGGTTCTGTTCCTTCGTCAACAGCCTGCAAGTAGGAGTTGCCATATAGGTTTATGTCAAGACCGTTATTTTCTACCCTTACATTCAAAGACTCACCACCTGCGCCGCTAGAGCGTACCTGAGAACTTCCTCCGAATCCTCTGCTTCTTGTGGTTTCATAGGACTCAAGGAAATACTGAACCAGTTTGCTCTCGGCAAATGATTTTATATAGTCCTCTGTATTTTTGAATCTAATCTCCATTACCTACAACCGTCTCCTGTTGAATTTATAATTTGCATATTTGAATTGGGTATCTCAATAGACAAGTCTAATGCCCAACCAGATAATAAGTTCTCAAATCTATCTTCAAATAATGTGGCAGTTGCATCAGAGGTTAATACGTAATCTTCATCGTTTAGCCCACCTCTTCTTAGTGAGCTTTGCAATCCGTTTATTACCGTAAGCTGTGTGTTTAGTACGTCTGCCCTGTTGTCCAATCCTTTGTATGGAACTGAGGCTGGGTCTAGCTTATCATCCTTAGAGGCATCTACTATATCCATACATATTACTTGAATAGAGAAATTCATTGTATGCTCTGAGAACGTAACGTTTTGTATGTTAACGTGCGACAATGGAAACAGCGTTTGCTTGGCTAAGTCTACGTCAAAGATATTGCCAAAGGTTACTGTGTTTACACTTGGACTACCGTTTAGGTATCTGTAAATCTTGTCCATTAAATTATAAAACTCTTTCATCGCTTATATGCTTTTTTTATCATCGCTGCTTCTAT